GTCTCTTATCCTTGCTGTTTTTAGAACGCGTTTCATCGCCATCACATGACTCCACGGCATCATTCAGGTCATTTGGCTCATATGTATGATCCAAATTCTTTACCATCTTATTGCTTCTGTTGAAGGTTAACGTTAACGTAAACTATAATGTCCGTTGATACTATAAATATAATTGTTTCTTTAAGCGGTTTTATAAAATATTATTTCATGATAAAATATTTAGTGTTTTCAATGGTTTCAATGGTTTCAATGGTTTCAATGGTTTCAATGGTTTTCAACATTTACTACAATTACTTCGCTGCTTTCAGTTACTTTAGTTTCCAATTCACTAATATATAAATTCTTCTCATCTAAAATTTTCTGCTGTATTTCGATGATTTCTTTTAGTCTTATATTTTCACGAGCACTATTTTCATATAAATCTTTAAGTTGTCCGACTTGAGAAAGCTGTTTCTGTTGTGACGTCAACATTTCAACAACTTCATGATGATTTAATTCACGCGGTGGTTTACCATCTTCTCGAAAAACGATTGTACTCCCTGTATTTTTAGAATGCTGTGCAGTATTTGAACTTAAAAAATCATGATTCTTTTGCCTCTCTTCCACCATTTTTTTCTCCATTTCTTTTCTTTTTAATTCTAACTCTTTCATTTGTTTCAATACATCCGGTTTCATATTTATATTCCCCGGTTCATATGCTTTTAACTTCACTTCCAAATCTTCTACAAAAAATTTTATTATATCTTTGTCCTTTATAAATTCGCCTATTGTTCTTGTGCTATATTTTATATACTGATTTCCGCTAATGTTTTCCAACAATGTTCTCTTATCGAATGTATTATGAGAATGTGAAAATACCAGGATCGTTTTCAATGGGTCAAGCTGGACAAACGGCACTGTATAATTTTTTAAGAATTCATGCTCTTCGGCCAAGCATGCTTCTTCGTTATATTGCGTCTCTTTTAATAATTTCCTCTTGAATGCAAATGTACCTGCTGTTGCGTGGTTGGGTCCGTAGGGTCCAAATTGTACCATCTTACATTTATCTTGATTCTCTTTGAAATATATATACATTTCACTAGAACCAGCACACAATGCATTCTGATTCCCCATCAGTCGCTCAACTGCATGTGAAACACGTTCAGGAGGATAATAATCGTCATCATCCATATACACGATGATATCACCACAGGCTTTTTTATGCATAATATTTCGCTTCTTTCCAAGCGTCATCTTTTCATCGTACTTAAAATACTTAACACTAGGGTGCGACTTGACTATATCTTCAATGGGGTCACTTCCGTCATCAATGATAATCCACTCCATCTTATTTTTCGGATAATCTTGACTATCAAAACACTTTATCATCATTTCAACAAATGGTCGTCTATTAAATGTAGGTGTACATACACTTACAAATGGAAGTTTCATGTCAATGCTTCTATTTTTATTCTTTGTCATTATTACTGCAGATATTATCGGTATAAAATGTATATATATATTATACATAAATACATTTAACATTGTTTAATAAATATTTAAAATATTTATTAAACTAAATATTTATTAAACTAAATATTTATTAAACTAAATATAAATTATATTACTTATTTAATAAATTGCTTAATAAATTTCTTAATAAATTGTTAAATTATTATTATATTACCCAGCATTCCCAGTAAAATATGCAACAATTATGAAAAATATTATACCAGCGCCACCGCTATTTCCTAAATCTTGAAAAGCGTATAACGCAATCATTATATAAAATATAAAAAGCATATATGGTCTCATATTATTGAATATTTTATCATAGTCTCCCTTGTTCCTAATATTCAAACAAGGGTATAATAAGAATATATACGCCGTTTGTATGGCCATCCATATACCATTTCCAAATGCTATAAAAATACCAAAAAACAATGTGAATATCATTCCCCAGAATGGGTGATCACTTATTATACCAAATACAAGACCCATTATTCCAGCAACAAAACCTGCAATAGGAATAATATAAAACACGATTAACGGAAAAAGCATAAATATCAAAAATTTTCTTCCTCCGGCAACCTGCATATTATCCCACGAATTTTCATTATCGGCTTTTCCACTATCAGTGGTATCAAATAAATTCAAAAATGCTTGTAAAAGTGACCGCGCACCTTGTCCTAAACCTCCATATACAGAGTTAAATAAATAGTTAAACAATGCTTGTGATACACCATTTCCCACACCACCTTCCTCTACCTCGTCTAGTAAATATATATTTTCTTTTTCAGTATTAATAACATCAGCTAAGTTATTATTAGTACATATGCGGGGCAATAAGTTATACGGAAACCCATAACTAAAAAAACTCGCATTTTTATTTTCTGTTATACAATATGGCGGGGCATACCGATAAGTTGGAAGAATATATTCCTTTTCATTTTTCGAGCGCGTCATCAAAAATAAAGCATTACACCCTAAAATACCCCAAATATAGGCAACAATAATCGCAAATATAACATGTATAACGAATACCAGTATATTATTTGTAGTCGTAGTTTGTGTTTCATCCATGAGTGCACTCGTATTTGACGCCTGTTTTGTGGTACCGGGCGTAGCACCAATGACATTACTACCTGCTGCTGCAGGTGCGGCTTTTGCAGCTGTTGCGGCTTTTGCAGCTGTTGCGGCTTTTGTAGTAGTACTTGTCGTTGTATTTTTACCTTCACCAGTATCTTCTCCGGTCTCATCTCCTGTTGCTTTACTATATATATCACCCATACCAGGAAATGTAAATGCTTCTTTAATACTCGATGTTCCTCCCATTAATTGTTGTAATCTTGTTTTTGCTGACATTTTTTGATATAAATATGTATAGTATATTAATATATTATAACATTTTAAATATACTGTAACATTTTAAATATACTGTAACATTTTAAATATACTGTAACATTTTAATATATTGCGAATATTAACAATATATTAAATATATTTAAAAGTATAACTACTATTAATATAGCACATATCATATATCGTTCTATATAACAATTTGTTAAATACCATATACAAATAATGACAAAAATAGAAGAAGGTTTGAAACTAGATTTTCATAATGTTCTTATTCGTCCAAAACGTTCTACTATTAATAGTCGTTCTAATGTCAATTTAATGCGAACTATCAAATTCAAAAACTGTAAATCCCTAAAATCATGGGAAGGTATCCCTATTATTGCATCCAATATGGATACTGTTGGAACTTTCGATGTTTATAAAACATTGTCAAAGTTTAAGATTATTACGGCTCTCCATAAATTCTATACTATTACAGATTTCTTATCATATCAGACCACTAACAATCTCATTTTAAATCCCGACCTTTTTATGGTTTCTACTGGAATCCAGGAAACAGATTTTACTCGTCTTAAAGGCATCCTTTCTGTGATTGAGTGTAACTGGATTTGTATTGATATAGCGAATGGTTATATTCAATCTCTTGTCCAGTTTTGCAGGCGTGTTCGCGAACAGTATCCCGACAAAATTATCGTTGCTGGAAATGTAGTTACCCGCGAAATCGTCGAAGAACTTATTCTCAATGGTGGTGTTGATGTTGTTAAGGTCGGTATTGGACCAGGAAGTGCTTGTCTCACTCGTATGAAAACAGGCGTAGGTATGCCTCAGTTATCTGCTATTATGGAATGCGCCGATGCAGCTCATGGTGTAGGAGGACATATTATTGGCGATGGAGGTATTACTTGTCCGGGTGATATGGCGAAGGCATTCGGTGGTGGTGCCGATTTCGTCATGGTTGGTGGCGCATTTTCCGGCCATGACGAAAATCCTGGAGAAATTATAACCAACCCTGATGGTTCACAAAGTAAACTATTTTATGGAATGAGTTCTTCACACGCCATGACTAAACACTATGGTGGTATGAATGATTATCGCGCATCCGAGGGCAGAATTGTTCGCGTCCCATACCGCGGTCTTCTTGAACACACAGTTCTTGATTATTTGGGAGGGCTACGAAGCACTTGTACATATATAAATGCGTCTTGTATTAAACACATGCCGCTGTGTACTACATTTGTTCAGGTTTCGCAACAACTTAATACCTCGCTTGTATCGTAATTATATATAGTCACTATATTTCTGACTCAATATTTCGATTATTATTTTATCGAAATATTGTAGTGTATACTATAATATTTTTATCTCGCATACATAAGACCTGCATTACCAGACATAAATGTAACGACGTTGTATCTTTCTTCTAAAATAACCAAATTATAGTTGTAGTCATATATACGCCATGTCGGCTTATTTACACCAATTGGTATTTTCGTTGCAGGGTCACAAATTGTCAGAAAATTTGCACTAGGGTCCAATGGTGGATAAAAAGTTGTGAACTCAAATTGAACATTCGAAAACTTACTTGTATTAAGCGCTCCGGTCGGCTGTAAATTAAGCGGGTTGGTATCTAGACAAAAATTATAACAATATAATCCATCAACGCCTTCTCCGCTAGTTCTTACGTATTTTTCTATATAGTTATATACACCTGCATCTAGCACATTTTCACGATACTTACCGTCCAACAAAATAGCCATATTTAGTAATATATTACGCTGATTATCTACACTAAATGGTTGTGTAACAAAAAATCCTGTATTATTGCCTGTTATCGTATTATATCCTGGACCAATTTGATTATCGTTACATGTTACATTTATTCCACCATACCAACCATTATACTGTGTAAGCGGCACAATAGGTGCAGGAAGTATATTTACGGGCAAATAATTATATGGCCAATTCGTATAGTTGCTCCACTGATTTCGTAAGTTAATATCACTTCGCTGAAAAAAGAACATCCAACTACTTACCATTCCGAGCGTATTTTCAAGCCATACACGTTGTGATCCTGTAACATTCTCAAAATTCCATTCATATGCAGACTTTATTAAATATTTTTGCTCTGATGCTGCAAATGTCTTCGCTTCCTCGTTTGATAAAAATCCATATGTGCTAATCAAATGTATATCTGCATTCCACTCGGATTGTGCTGGATTCTGATAATCGGATGAATTTAAACTTACACTGGGTGGAGACTGGAGAAATCTATACAGCTGCATATATTCGTTACTATAGTTTGGACGAACAATAGGCCATCCGTTTTGTGGGTCCATAACATCACGAATCGTGTATAAATCTTGTATAGGTCGCATAACTACGTCTATCTTTAGCTGATTATACTGAAGCGCGATTAGAGGAAACGCCATTTTACTTGAAAGAGTAAACCAAGCATTTATTGGTATATATAATTTACGACTTCGAATTGAAGGTTCTGATCCTTGAGGTAACGTAACATAATATGCATTCGGATACATATTTATTCTACTTTGTGCATTTCCTGGGTTATTTAACTCTGCAACATTTCCCGTCATTTCATTATATAGCGCTCTCTTGGTACCCAAAAAATCACGCTGCACTAGCGCCAATAAATATTTCCCCGTTAATACTTGTAATGTTTGCCCTCCAACTGATATACGCACCTCCTTTATCATTTGTGTTCCTAAATTCTCAATCCAGCGAAACTCAAATGGTGCCCAATCTTTAGATCCACATACAGGATTCGGTGGCCATATAGGGCTCCATATTGTTGGAAGTGTAACTACAATATATGTATCCATTAATAAATCGGCATACCTTGGAACATAGAAAGTAAATGTCGAGTCTGTAGTTAACCTAAGAGACCTTTGCCCCGTAAAGTCAATTCTAAATTTTTGTAATCCGAAATTTGTATACTTCGCATATGTAGCTTTAAAAAATGTTTTCTTAGGGTTTCCATTTAATATTACATTTTGATTTCCATAAGATACAATATTTAGTAATCCCCCCGTCATTCTTTTTGTTTATAATATTATTATATATATTTAACATATTAATAATTTTTAACAAGTTTTTTATATATATAATTAATATCGTTATATAATTAATATCATTATATAATAATATAATTAAAACTATGTCAGCACCACAATCGCCCGGACCATCCGGACAACCACAACCTCCTCAACCTGGTGGAGGTATTAATATTAATTTCTTACCTTCTACCGATGCTATCCGTAAGGCTCTAACGTCACAGGTTACTCCTATGGCTATTCATTGGTTCGGTATGGCCTTTGTTATCGTCGTATTGCTATGGCTTATCACATATGTTACTACAAAAATTAATTTAGGAAAAACAAATTGCGATGTTATTAAAGAAGTTAATAAAGATTCTCCTCCTACAAAAATAAACTCAAAATGGACTACATCTAGCTCCCCTGACTATGCTGGAAAAAACTTGCGCGATTTCTATATTAAAACGGCATATAACTGTTGCGCTTCTGGCCAATTTAAGAGTGACTATGTTAGTATGTGTGCCCTACAAAACGCAATTAAGCAAGGCGTACGCTGCCTAGACTTTGAAATATTTTGTATAGATAATATTCCTGTTGTAGGTGTTTCATCCATAGATATAGTCGGTATAAAACAGAGTTATAATAGTATACCTATTTCCCAAGTTCTAAAAGAAATAAACAGTATTGCTTTCTCTGAAACTGCTGGTATATGTCCTAATCCTAAGGACCCTTTACTCCTGCATTTTCGTATAAAAACAAATAATGTCAATATTCTTAATATATTAGCAAGTGAAATTGCAGAGAACTTGGGTGATAAGTTATTACCGATTGAATATATGCGCGAATGTAATGGTACAAATATAACAAAACGACCCATTAAGGACTTTATGGGAAAAGTTGTCATTATGGTTGAGAAAAACAGCACAGATAATTCCATGCCCCTTTTGTATCAGTCTAAAAATATGTGGGAGCTTACAAACGTTACTACTAATTCCGTTTTTATTCACGAAAGCCGATATATGGATATTAAGAATTCTAATGACGTAGAAACAATCACCAATTTTAATAAACAAAATATGACACTTGTTCTCCCTGACTTATCTATCTCAAATGCAAACTATATTTCGACTGTTCCACAGGCACTCGGCTGTCAACTTATGGCTATGAATTTCCAGAACGTAGACCAGAATTTGCTTACTTATAATGAAATATTTGAAAAGAAAGAGAGCGCGTTTGTTCCAAAACCGGATGAACTTTTATACATACCAGTGCTTATCAATAAACCTAAACCTTTAGCCAATTATCTTAGTTATGCTGCTAAACAAATTAATGGTCCTGGAAATATTAAAATTAATGCATAAATTTGTACAACAATATTTTTCGATAGTTTTATTATATCATATTAATATAATAGTGTTTATCATATTAATATAAATATAAATATATATATGTCTATGGATGATACCAATAATACCGATAATAACAACAAAAACAATCAAAATAATCCATTAAATGTATTATATTATGAAAATCGCGAATTAGAATTATTAAAAAATGCAATAAATATTGAAGCTAAAAAACGCGGTGAACGTATTGCACAAAATCCTGTAATGAAGCAGATTATTTCCGTTCTTGAAAAATTTATACACGATAAACATCTTGTTTGTTATGGCGGAACCGCGATTAATAATATCCTTCCCCCCGTCGACCAATTTTATAACCGAAATTTAGAAATACCAGACTATGATTTCTTTTCACCAAACGCGATGAATGATGCAAAAGCCTTGGCCGATATTTACTTCCGTCTTGGATTCTCTGATGTAGAAGCAAAGGCAGGTGTTCACTACGGTACTTATAAAGTATTCGTCAACTTTTTTCAAATCGCGGATATTACACAACTAGACAGTAAACTATTTAGTAGTCTTAAACGAAATGCAATTATTAAGGATGGTATTCTCTACTCTCCTCCTAATTTTTTAAGAATGGCGATGTATTTAGAACTCTCGCGCCCCGGTGGCGACATCACTCGTTGGGAAAAAGTTTTAAAGCGTTTAAATCTTCTCAATAAAAATTACCCACTTAAGGCTGAAAAATGTGACCCTGAAACATTTCGTCATTCTTTCTCTGCGCGTTCAAAAACAAAACAATATTATTATCAAAAAGAACTTATACAAAATGTTATAAAGGATATTGTGTCGGAGGAAAAGTTAGTTTATATAGGAGGTTATGCTAATGTGCTTTATTCGCGTTATTTGAAAAATCGTGAAAAAATGTATCTAACAGAAATACCAGATTTTGATTTGTTATCTACTACGCCCGATAAAACCGCAAAAAAAATAAAGGAAGAATTGGAAAAAAAAGGAGTTATTAATGTTACCGTTCAAACAAAGCCGTCTATACCTGAATATTTATCTACACATTATGAGGTTAAAGTTGGCTCACAACCAGTCGCGTATATTTATAAACCACTAGCATGTCATAGTTATAATACTATAAAACTAGATGGTAAAATATTTCGTGTTGCTACTATCGACACAATGATGAGTTTTTATTTATTATTTTTATATGCCGACCGTCCATACTATAACCCGAGAAGGACACTTTGTTTATGCGAGTATCTTTTTAAAATACAGCAGAAAAATCGTCTTAAAATGCAGGGACTATTGCGGCGATTTAGCATAACATGTTACGGTAAGCAAAAAACACTAGAAGATATTCGAACTGAAAAATCAAAACAATTTAAAAAACTTAAAACAAAGAAAAAGAGCAATGAATATGATAAATGGTTTTTGCGTTATAATCCGGAATTAAATACGAAAAATAAACCTGTTTCAAAACCGAAGAAAACAAAGGAAGATATTATAAACGAAGCGAAATTGGCCTTGGAGGCGAAAGCTCTTACGTCAAAAGCGGTTATTGCTGAGATAGAAAAAATAAATAAAATATCTGATGTAAAAGGAAAGGAGTTATCAAAAACAAGAAAAAATTCAATATCAAAAATGAGTAAAACGCTTAAATCTGTAAGTCCTACAAATTATTTATCACGTCTATTAACAAATAGACAAAAGACTGTAAAATTTACTAAAAAGGCAAATAAGGCAAATAAGGCACAAAATAAAAACAATATCTCGGAAGAACAAGTATTATTTATTCAAAATGAATTTACTCCTTCAAATATGACTATCTCTTTAACAGATGAAAAACTATATAAAAAATAATGTTACTACATTACTACATACAAATATACAAAAATACATACAAAAATACATACAAACATACATACATACAATGATAAATAATATTTAATATTGTATTTTCTTAAATCTCACGCATCTCATGCAACTCAATCATATAATACTTCATACGGCTACACTATCTAGAACTCTTGTCAACCCAAAATATCCCAATCCGAATAGAGCACTAACAAAAATAAGTCCGCTTATATTGTAGTTACCATCGCTGTTAAATACAGATGGTATATATTTTAACATATACTTTCTAAAAACAGGCAACTGAAAAGCGAAGTAAAGTACGCCTACTAAAAGAGGTACCTGTATTAACTTGTATATATTTTCCATATTATCAACATTATTTACATGGTTAGCATATTTAGCCTCATTGATTGCTTCTTCTTCGTGTTGACTAATATAGTCATCATGTTCTTCTTTTCTATAATTCTGAGGAACATAATTTGGATTTATCTGTGCATCATTCATCATACCTGTTGTATTCATGGGTATATCTCGTGAAGGTAAATTTGTCATTCCCGAAGCACTGGCTCTTTGAAGTCCGTTTACTAACTCATTCATAACATTTTGTTGTTGAGGCATTTGCATTTGTTGTTGTTGTTGAGGCATTTGCATACCCATACCACCAACACCACCACCAACACCACCACCATTCATCATATTTACACCTGTAACATTTGGTGAATATACTTGCGCAGGAGGCATCATCTGGTTATTCGTCATATTACCATCTCCCATTCCTCCCATTCCTCCCATTCCTCCCATTCCTCCCATTCCACCCATTCCACCCATTCCTCCACCACCTCTCATACCATTATTCATTTCAGTTTTCTGAATCATAAGATTATTTTGATTACCTGAACTAGGATCAGTTGGAAGGTCATCGATGCTTGTTGTGTCGGCCATTATTCTCTTAATATATTCTATAAAGAATGATAGATTTCATTTAATACGCAAATCTAACAGTTTTTTTTTGAGAGTCACATAGTTCAGAAGTACTCTTATAATTATAACACTTTTTACCATATAAATATGTCTCTTTATCTAATTCTTCTATCGGAGGTGCAGTAAATACAATACAATTTTCACCATTACACTCTTTTCTAAATAACGTTGACAATCCCAATCCAAGAATGATAGATATTATATATTTACTTGTCTCAGAATGTATCCACTTCTTTATATTCATTTTCTATATTATATATTATATATGCTATATATAATATAAAATATAAAATATAAAATAATTTCCCCTCTTTATACTACATTATATGTCAAACTTGTATAGGTATTTTTTTTAATGTACCCGTATTAAAAGGGCACTTATCTTCCTTTGCTTCAAAAGTAAAACAATTCTCTGCTTTGTCTACATACTGAAATTTGTTGATATTGTCTACAGTAGGGTATACTAAAATACTTCTAGTAGGAGGAGTTGACATATAAATATATACCATTCCTATTAAAAAACTTATAATAAATATAGGTATCGATATATATTTCATTATGTGTCACGTATTATATATATGTCAAGTATTATATATATAAAATATATAATATTTATTATAATACATTTATTTATTCACATTATTTGAGTTATCGTGAATTATCATAGTTTCAGACTTCTTCGCTATACATGTAAACTCACATTTACAATCTTCTGTTCCCATTCTTTTCGGTTTATTTGTTATTTCACATTTAAATAGTTCTTCGATATATTTTTCAGCTTTTATAGGTTCTAATTTTTTACAAGTATAAACGCAGTCACATTTATTTTTAATCGAATTGCAACACATTATTTGAAGCCTCCCACTGCTTCTCATGTATGGTCTAACATGAACATATCTCCCAGGGTATGATAGAATTATATATACTTTGTTCAATAATTTAAACATTTTATTACGTACTTTGGTTTATGAGGTGATTGGTGTTATATAAATTATAAACATATTTTTATATAGTTTTATAATTATATTATGCAATTTTATTTACTATCCAACTTTATTTACTACGCAACTTTATTTACTACGCAACTTTATTTATCGTATTTTCATGGTATTGTATCCACCGCATCCATCACATTTTAGTCCAATAGGATGAAAAGCAACTTCCCCTTTAAAAGCACAATCATTACATGATATTTCCGCCTTTATATTTTCATCATATGGATAAAGTGAAATAATGTCATCGTATTGTCGAATCATCATATCAAGTGCATCTCCTTTTATCATGATTTTCCTACACAACGGGCATGTATATTTGTTCTGTTTTATTGAAGAGTTAAAACATGTCCCATGTATAGCATGTCCGCATGGTAAAACAACAACAGTTTCTCTTGATAAAAATATATTATCTAAGCATATACAACAATCGTTACGCAACGCATCTGTTACACATTTATGTGTGTTTTCAAGTTCCTTATTAATACATCCTCCGCATTTATCGCAATGAAAGAAGTCGCTCGGTTTTTTCCCGATATTACACATCCTGCATATTTTACACTTTTCACAATGGTAAATCTCCGAAACTGGATTATCAGAATATAAATGACATATATCACAATAATATGATGCAAACTTCCCTCCAAATAAGCTGCATTCTCTATTTATACATGAGTTAGACACAGGTTGTCTTAATCTACAATTATTACAAATAATATCTTCTATTTCATATCTATTTATTTCATGGTCAGGTGTTTCAAAATTATGACATAGACGACATCCAAATTCTTTGTTACAACATTTTGCAACTATTTTACACCCAGATATGTAATGTCCGCAGTTTTCCTTTTTATCCTCTAATTTCGGCATTTCTCTCGAATCTGTAACATCTCTACTACTTATAGCATCCTCATCCTTATCCTTATCCTTATCCTCATCCTTATCCTTATCCTTATCCTTATCCTCATACTCATCTGTATAGTCACTGTTTCGTTCACACATATGATGTCTATATAAAATATATTAAAATGTTTCTATATCATTTTACATATATTTAATTCTCTAACTATTTACTTAAAAATATTGTACATAATCTTCCCTCCTAGTATACCTACTATTATACCAAATATAACTTGTAACAATGTATGACAATTCAGATAAATACGAGAATATCCTAATAATATGATATATATGGGGGCCACCATTAATGTTATTCTACTATACTTAGGAAAAAATAAATACATCATTGTTAGAATACTAACACCTGATGTCATATGTATAGAAGGAAATCCTCTTTTTTCATATTCGTGTATGTCTATCTTTTGTAATATTCGTTCAAATATAAAGTTATTATAAAATAACATATCTGTTATAGATTTAACACCAATACAATTACCAGGTCTGTACAAAAAGGCTGCATCATAACGCATAAGAATTACTTTAATAATCTCGGCACATGTTACTATTATAAATACAGACAACAATATATAAAACCACCGGTAATTCTTTGTTACTATCAAAGTTATAAATATTGAAAAAAACATCAATGATACTGTGTTCGATATGGATAACATAATACTCAACATTATAGGGTTTTTTGATTCGTTTTTACTTATTATTTCTTTCTCGGGAATTTCCGCATTTCTCACGCTTCTGTTACTTCTCATATCTCTATTGGTCCCATTATCAGTTTCCACAACACGACTCTTCTCTTCCATTTTATACATTTTTATTTACAGAAATGTATTATAAGTATATATTACACTTATAATATATTACAAATTACTATACTATTTTAATATTCTTTTTATTATACTATTTGTTATACTATTTGTTATACTATTTGTTATACTATTTGTTATACTATTTGTTATACTATTTTGTGAACGAAATCACCTGAGGATGTTCTATGTCCACCTCCATGCTTTTAATACTATACTTCTTCTGTACTAACCTGTATTCCTTCGTATCATCGTCATATTCTACGTTACTATATACATATGTCGTATCTCTTATCTTCTTCGTCAAAGGAACTACATTTGTCAAATATATTTCAATTATTGTTCGTATTTTCTCATTCTCACCTGTAGCATTAAACTCATTCATTAACTGCTTTATTTGCCCTATATACGTATACAACTCGGCATTATATCTTTTCAACTCCTCTATATTTTGAGGATTTATTGTTATATCTATATACTTATTATACAGCTTATCATACTGCTCTAAATATGTATCTAATTCCTTTTTAGCTTCACCAAACTTCTGTACCAATTGCTCATCTGTTATATACCTAAACAACAAATCCAGTTTATATTTTATTATATTGTCCTTTACATCCTCAATCTTACTATACGTTGCCGCCATTAACTCGCCTATATTCTCTATCTTACCCTTCGCTATCTCTATATTTAAACCACATGGTGTCGCAACACAACCACAAACCGCTTTTAATGTTCTATCCACATCCGTAAATATTGTACCACCTGTTTGCTTACAAATAATACACTTTCGCGCCTTTTTAAATTTAGCTATCTGCGAACGCTTCTGTTGTATTGACAACGTCTGATCAGATAAGACCGAACTCTTCTTTATATCAAACTTTTCATCATAAAGGTCCTTTAATTTATAATACTCATGCAAAGCATCGTCAACAGACATATGTGGGCGAGACATTATATTATATAATCAAGATATTTATATAATCAAGATATTTATATAATCAAGATATTTATATAATCAAGATATTTATATATTGAAATATTTTCTATTATAATTATTATTCTATATTTACTTTACAATTAACAATCCAATATCAATCCCCACACCTCAGTACATCTTTTCATATTTCTAAACATATTTTAGAGGTTTATAGAGGTTTATAGAGTTTTTATTTATCATTTGAATTTCGATTAATCTCATGCATCTGTAACATCTCATGTTTTTTATATATATGGATTTACCATCACCTGAGAAGAAGGTGCGTCCCACATCGGTAAATCTGTTATCATATTTGCACCATTCTTTTTGTTTGTTTCTATTTTTATATTTAGAGCGTTTAATCTTGACAATACGTCCTGCTTCTGTTCTCTAAACTTCGCCTCTTTTTCTTCAGGAGTAAGGCGCCCTCTATATTTATAATATAAAAACCCTCCTATAATCAGTAGAAAAATTAGAAATAATATCAAATTAAACATACTATTTGTAAATATAGTCTTTTTATCTTTACAAGTCTTTAATACTTCGTTCATAAAGTATTTAACACCCGGTTCTGTCAATACTGGTTTGTCCATTTACTGTATTTGAAATTGTTGTTGTTGTTGTTGTTTTCGTATTAAATCTATTAATTTATAATAGTATTTTTATAAAATAAATTATACATAATACATATATACACATACGTAATTCTAAAAATAAAATGAGTACATCAAATACAAATTCAACAAATGATCCAAAAATAACTCCAACGACTAATCCGTTGAGTAACCTAACAAGTAATGCACCCAATCCTTCTACATCAGTTTTTACATTCTTTCTTATTACACTCTTCTACTTTGTTGCTAAATATAAAACACCCAACTCTATGGCCACCATGTTGACTATTATTTATATTATAGCAATTGTTTCTACTCAAATATCTATAAATACCGCTTTAGCTAAATCTATATGCAATAATTCACAGTCTATGAATGTCGGACTTTTAGCCACCGTGTTTCCTATGCTCTTTATTTTCGGTCTCTTGCAACTTTTGCTCACTATTTTCCCCGGCTGGATCGAACCATTCTCAAACACTTTTGGTTATGGTATGACTAAAATTGTCGGCCTACACGACCTTATGAAACGTCTTCTCGTATCACCACAGTTTAGTGCCGCACCTGAAAAGAAAATTATAAACGCCGTAAATAGTATATATAACGACCCATCCATTTTTATCAACCAGTTTAGCTACGCAAATCGTGAAGACTTTAACAGAACATGGGATAACAGTTTTGCAGGCGGTAAAGGTATATTCGTTAAAAGCGCAGGTCCTGCACCCGTACCTTACTCACCAGCAAATCCAAACCCAAGCCCAGGAACACACCTTTATCAAGAGTTTAGAAATATGGTGAAACTTAAAGATATTGTCGGTACATTTGTTTGGTACATGCTTGTCGGTGTCATCGTAACCTCTAGAAGCTACAACTATATTATTAGCCAGCCTTGTTCTCTTAATGCAACAGTAGCACAAAAAGCTGTAAACAACTACATCAAGAAGACAGTTGCAGCACCTAAAACTATCGACAAACTAACACCCGATGGATTCGAATATAAATTGAATTAACTTATATTAGCGAAAGCTTCACTATTTCGTTTGTAATTATTTGTAACAGTTTAAACACAAATAATTACAATTACTACTTACTATTTATCTTCTACTTTTAACGCTTCTCCTAAATCTTCTAATCTTCTTTGATTTACCATATTTCTTTTTTCTATAAGACTTTTTGCCTTTTCGTTTATTACTACGATGTTTTCTTGATTTAGAACCACCCGTAGCTAATTCGTCATGTAAATCACTTAATGGAATAATTTCTATGTTACCATTTATAGAACATGTGACTGTTTGTGCATCCAAGTTTACACTTTGTACTGTACATTTTCTAGAATCGTCTAAATCATACGTTTTACCAACAGAATTAGTTAAATAAATTTTTTCTCTATCACTTAATGTGCTTAAATCATCATGCGGAGAGGGTTCTCTAGAATTCATTATTTAAACTACTATTATATATTATAAAAATATAATAAAAAATAAAAATTAAAATTAAAATCAATCCACAGCCCTATATTCAAACAAATATGTCACAACAACATATACCAATATAGCCAAAATAATCGAAAACAACCAAATAGGAACAACGGTTTTGTTTTTATACCCAATACCGAAACGACGAAAGCTTAGGTCTTTATTATAAATAATAGAGGGTCGAAATGCATTGATAATACCGAATAAAATAAGGAACAAAAAAACAGCAATAATACTTAATGCCTCTCTTGATATATATTGGTTAAACATCCTAAATTATAAGTATATAATTATTATAGATATTTTCTATATAAAATCTGCAAGAGTATTATTCAAGAGTATTCTTCAAGAGTGTAAAAGTATACAAAGCTCATCGGTACCACTAAGGGCGCTAAAAATCTAAAGCAATTTCTGGTTTGTTTTGTCTAAAAATACCTCGCGACTAATGTTGCGAATTATTTTTTTCTCACATTTCTCATCGTTCTCTATCGGCTCACAAACATTTCGCACCATAGTTAGGTACTCAATTTGTGTCGCTTCTGTATCAAACCAGTCTGGATTTTCGTCAACCCATGCGCTTATCATATTCCTCTCCTTATTCGCAATTTTCAGTATCGTGTTCTTTATTTTATCATGATTATCGTCTTTCTCCCACTTCTCGCAATCCTTTATATACATCGTCTCCCGTTTCGTATCCGTACAATGTATCGGCCTCTTATATACATCCAATTGTCTAAGACCTCTTATCATCACATTCGTAATACCCTCGACCAATCCCTTATTCTTTGTATACATCAAATCATCCAATGTTATCTTCAACGATTGGATAAAATCACTTATATTTAGAGCATCTTTGCACTTCTCATTCAAAAATATATTCAAATTAAAGTTATTCGTATTATTTACAATATTATTTACAACATTCTTCTCCTTGGATAAGCTCACCAATTGTTCCTGTAGTTTTCCATTCTGCTCGATAAGCTTCATTATCATTTCGTTACTGACAACGCCACCCGATGATACCAATTTTTCATCCGATGACGATGATACGTCTGCCTCTTTTGAGACCTTGCAGGTCTTCTTATGAAAACATAAACTTGATGCGAACTTATATGAGCTACCGCACACACAATGAAACGATTTATCGTCTTGAACCTTTTGAACCTTTTTGTTAGTATTTGTTAGTAATTCGTGTTTCAGTGTCAAAAGATGACGGTCATATTGACTCTTCCTTACGCTAGTATAGTGACACGATGGACAAGAAAATTTGTCGGAACTTTTTGGAACTTTTTCGTTAGTAGACATTAGTATATAGTAGGTAGAGAAAAATGTCTAAACCCTTTTACCAAAATATTTTAAAAAAATTATGGTAACAAAATTTTCAACTTAAAAACGCGATTTAGAGCATTATGCTCTGAGTGAAGAATGCATTGTTTTTTTTAAATCTCTACCCCCGATTTTGAAAAATGGACATTTATTTTTGTCCATTTTTGAAAAAGGGACCCCGAGAGTTGAAATTTTCATACATCATCGCTTTTTCTCATTCTTACTGACTTTTCTTTTTTTTTATTATAAATACTTGGAAACAGCACGACTACTAATCTTATAGCAGCGGCGCCATGCAGTGGTCACTGCATAACGATGCGTTGTATTTTAGATTTTTATGATTGTTACCATATATGGTTTGCTATGTTATGGGTGAATATTCATATTTGTTATGATAAAATATGAATATTATTGAAAAATATTGAAATTATGAATTATGTAATTTTACACTATGTATATTTAAACTAAAAGTTATTAAATATTTAAACTAAACTAATCTAATCTAATCATCGCCTTCGCCTGACTCACGAGGATTAAATTCACCATCATCTTGACCCCCATACTCATCGTCATCGCCTTGTAAATTAAAATCGTCAGCAAGCTCTGCATCAATAAGTGCATCATGGTGTTGTTTTTCTACTTCCTCGTCGGCATATATATCACGCATGCGTTCCGTAACTTTATCCCTCTTATGTGCACTTTTTTCATGTTTCGCCTTTTCCTCGCCACGCTGAAACTCCCTCTCCATCTGCAAACGCTCTTCTTCATAGGTCTCCGGAACATAAAATCGTAACCCTTTTGTCGCACCAACATTCCAGTCACCTAAACGAAGATTCTTGAGTAAGTTTTCAACCTCACGCTCAGCTACCTGCATATCGCGAAACTCCCTAGTAATTATATCCTTCTCTTTATCCTTCGACTGTGTAATATCCTCCTTTACACTTTTCTTATTTACATTTATCGCCGATTTATCCGTCATTATGATTTTAAAAAACACAAGAAGCAAGTTTGCTACCATATTCTTCAATTCAGTATTCTCCTGTGCAACTATCGATACCTCTCTTACAACACCATTCTGTTGATCCTGTGCCTCCAATACAGATACTAGGTCGGACAAATCTTCTTCCGGTAACTGCGCCTCCTCTGTTACTACAAGAACTGTCTTCGACAGTTTCACATATTTTAATACCACGTTCAGAAAATAATGCGTAAATAAACGCCTCACTAAATCATCATTAAATATCGAATATTGTCCACCAATCTCCGGCTCATCACGTTTCCTATATTGTCTAGCAGCAGAACCTTCTCCCTCTTCTCTCCTACGCTGTTTATCCCGCTTCGATGACGCCGCCGATGCCGATGCCGTACCAAATAAACCGGATAACAAACCCTGCTGTTCTCCTTCCATCGCCATTTCTTCCTCGAATTCCTCTACCTCCATCTCCATACCTTCACCTTCCATTGGCTTAGCAGCAGACGCTCCGGACCTCAATACTCTCGCAAATAATGGCGTGTTTAATGCGAGTTGAAACCATTCATTTGTCTCCTTCATAACACCCCTAATAACATTTGACAATACACTATTATCTTTATCCTTGACAAACTTATCGATTTCGGTATAATATTTCTTAACTATCGTTTGAATATCTGTTATATGCTGCTTAGATAATCCCCAATGTTTCGGTATAGATATTTTCTGATTATTTACACTATTCATTATAATATTAGGAAAAACAGATATCAAATTTCGCATTTCATTGACAACAAACTGCATCCCTTTATATGTAGTAGTGTCTCGTTTAGGACACAAAATAGTATCTCCAATAAGTTTGAAATTCGCTATATTCAATAAAAATGACTTGTATAATGACATTGTTTTCTTGTCTAATTTTTTATATTGAGTAATAAACTCCATAATATCATCAACCATCTCTATGTTCTTCTCCGATAAATAATTCTTCATATCTCGCAACTCTTGCGTATCCTCGCTAATCTGAATATCGAAAGTGTCCAATAATTCAGTCAACTTTGTCAACAATATGTCAGGAACTTCTGGTGTTTGTCTTTCTTGGTAAGACCGAATTAAGTCACGCATTCTCTGTATATACGACACTTCGGTCGGATTAAAATCAAACGGTATAATATGTTCGCGATTTACAATCTGCAATAAAGCCTGTAGTGCTTCAGGTGTATAAGTATACTCACCCGTACCCTTAAGCTTATCTATTTTGGTGCGAATAGATTCTTCCAACGGATTATATATATCAGTCGATGGTTTATTATGACACAGATGTTGGATAGACTCCGGGATTGGAATTTGATTATTAAATTTACAATACATAATAAAAGCCATATATATAGTTTCTTCGTCAAACCCTGCAGGTATTTCCGGATACTTAGTTCTCGTATTTTTTGGGTCAAAAAAAGATGAAGACTTCTGGGTATTAACAATATCGTCAACAATATCTCTCAAAAGCGCGACTTGCTTATTATAGTCCGCAATAATACTCTCATGTTCTACGAAATATTTTATAGTATTTACAGAACCTTCTGAATTACAACAAGCATTCTCAACAACAGGCTCATTTGCACCATTCGTGAGTATAAGCTTTTCACTATCAACAACTTTCTGTACCATAACTTGAATCGCCAACGAGTAAAAAATAATCTTCGAACGAATTACTGCTATTTTTTCAAACTGATTTCTAGAACCTTTTTTAATATCTTCGAGTAAGTCGCTTTTAAAATTTGGACCAATAGGGGAAGGAGATGACATTTTCAGTTTTGAAAGAGGCGGTAGAAAATTAATCCATTTTTTAATATCATGCTCGGCTGGTAACTCCTCGACTGCATGTATTTTATTGTATTCACGTTTTTCCAACATTTTTGTTTCTATTGTAGGAATTTTTATAATAATTTTATCAATATATGCTTTTATTTTCAAGATAATATCTTCATCTTTTTTCCCCTTTATTGTATTCCACGGCTCAATACTCGATTTTATCTTCACAGCAATACAAGCGATATATTTTATTGAAGAGTTATCTCCATCACCGTCTATAGGGTACCCGACAAATGAACGAACACAGCCTGGAAATGTTTTGCGTGTTTTTATGGAAGGAACATTCACTTGAATGACGACAACCATAAATGAAAGAGTAAGCAACAAAATAGTATTCAATTTGAAATCTTTATAAGTTTGTTTACTTGATACCGATGACGAGGCAGACATTTTTTTCTTATTAAAATCATCTTCGGACGGAATTTTAGACATTAAAATATTCATAACTTGTTCTATAATAAACGTCCGCTGTGTTTCTAAATCAACTCCCATATATTGTGTCATGGTTGTTATAATACCACTTATCATTTGCATATCAGGATTTTTATATGTAGGCAATTTTTTATCCTTTAAGCTCTGAATTAAACTCTCGCCCAACGTTTTTTCCATAATTTCACGAGTCTGTAGTTTAAAACCGGCAGCGTCATACCCCTCTTCTGTATCCAAGTCTATATTTTTTATAACATAACCACTGTACTTATCGGTCCATGCATCACCGTCCTCGCTAATTGAACCACGCTCTTTACATATCGTATCAATCGTTGTCTGAATATCACCTTGATTCAAAAAAACAGTCGCAATCGTCTCGAAAAAAGACGGCACCAACTTAGTGTTTGTGTCCTTACAATATAACCAATAAGGGCTTTCGACTTCAATACTAAGGGTCATGGAAGTGCTTTCTTCGACAGCTGGTCTAGTAAACTTCTGAATAAAACGCATAATATTTCTTTGGCGTTTTACATAGTCGGTTTGTCCCAAAATGAGGTCAAAGATGCGAGCATACGGAGATATCCTTTCTCTTAAAGCGGGGTCAATCTCGATATCAAGACCAGATAAATACTGCGCATTATTGTATTTATATGTGTTGTATTTTTTAATACTTTGTAGCTTATCGATGGTATCAATTGAGTAGTTATATTTACGATATACGCTATCCAAAATTTGTTTACGACTTTGGTGAAAATTTGAGTCAAATTCGTCGTACATTTGTTTAATAACTTCGTCTTTCATAGTATCTTCTGCTAACTCTGGTGTCATACATTTTTTATTAAGCGCGAAACAATCACTTTTAACGTTGCAAAAATATGCGGTGTCATACATGCTTACTGTAGGTGGTATCGTGTCATCTTTCACCCATTTACGACCTGAACGAATATAATACTCAAATCTGTCACCTTCTTCGTCAGTTACCTCTAGAACGGCATATTGACCATCCTGCACTTTTCTTTGTCCGCGCAACATGTCCTGGATTTCAGACTTTGCGTCGTTTAAGGGGAGTTTAGTTTTTTTCATATAACGGGAAACTAGAAATGTTTCGAAATCTTCCGGAGAATACTGTGACTTGTCTTTTTCATGTTTCTTCAAAAATGGATAGTCAGTAAAGTCGTACAACTTGTCGTAAAATATTTCCTCACCTTGGTCCTCTTCGAGTTCATCCTTGTCTATATATTTTTTAGTAAGGACGAAATTTTTACACTTATTTGCTCCTTGTTTCGACTCCATTTCTTGGTCAAATTTATCCTTTTCTTGTGCATATAGTTGGTCAAAGTCAAATGGTGTTATTAAATCCTCATTTATAATAGAAAGAGTATTCATATATAGTCGGGCATTATCAATGCAAATAAGACGATATAAAATTTCCGTGTTAGAAAATGAAAGAGGTGGGAATATTGAGCCTGCATCAGCGGCACCAGCAGCACCAGCACCAGCACCAGCAGCACCAGTCGGTTTCTTTTTAGTAGTATATGAATGACGTGTATGGGTGGTCTGTAGTTTATCGCTTTGTAAACCGCCACTTGCTCCTACAGCATCGCTGCCCGGTATATTAGCCTGTTTATCGCGAGTGTTCATATAGTTTTCAGCAGACAGACCATATATATCGAGAATGTCTGTATCAAAGTTAACCTGCCTTGAATCTTTCAGAAGACTATATAAAGCAGATGAACCAGCATATTTCGCAGCATATTTTGCAGTGGATAATGGAGCATATTCTTTTGCCGACTGTACTACCTTTTTTCTATATTCAGAAACGCGTTGTGCTATAATTGAAACTATAACTTCGTATTGTTTTAGGGTCAAATCGCTTACATAAACCATAAATGGTTGTAAAATAGCGACATAGTTACCGAGTGTAATTTCACCGGTTATATATTTATTCATTACATCAAAAAGAAGAGTAGTATTTGGGATAAGCATTTCAACGAATTTTCTATATTTCTCTTCGCTGTCTATTTGCTCGTCCGAAAAAAATGACATAAAACCGGATGTAAACTGTATCATATCGTCTACATCATATTGGTCTTCTCTCTCCTTTTCCTCCAATGAAATGGCTTTACGAGTAATACTAGTATTTTTACGAAGGAGATTCCAGTAAGGAACAAAGTGTTTTCCCATGTTTGCACGGCTCATGATACTGGTATTGGGTAGCGAAATATTTGAAAACTGCATTACCGGCTCTGGAAGACTAATAAAAGATGTAATGTTTATAGAGTCGTTTCGTGTAAGTGGTAGGAGGTCAGTTGTATCAGCTACGCGTTTACCGAAACTTTTATTTTTTCTTACTTGAATTTGAGAAAGACCGAGGTTATATGTTTGGATTACAAACTGGTTTCGTTTCACTTTTTCTCCGGTGACGATGCTCGAATAAAAGTCGGTAAGATTATCTAAGATGGATGTTATATTTGTGTGTACAAATTGAGTGAATCCGAATTCAGGGTCCGGGTTGGTATAAGGTGTAACATAGTCGTTCATTTTATTGATATATGTTACAAACGAGTCTTTATTTGTGAGATAGTCGTCGGTTAATGCGTTTTCACGTTCGATGCTTTCTTCGGTACTAGTAACTGTAAAGTCTGTCGGATTTGATGAGTCGACATTATAAAACTTGCGAATATTTTTGGAAACAGGAATAATCCAGAATAATTTTTGATTCAAAGAAAGGAGCGTTTTTGCAAGAGGTTTGTAATCTTCACGTCTACGGTTAACTAGTGTGGCGTTTCCATTTCTATCAAAATTAGAAAATTCTTCGCGCAATTGTCTGAAGCGTTCAATAATAGAATGAATATTATTTAATACAGATTTTGTCCTTTCGATATTTGGGAACTCGGATATTAATTCATTTAATAAGTCGGTTGTTTGTTTTTCAATACTGTATCGTTTTTGTTCTTCGGGAAGTTCGACGACTTGTACAATTGATTCTAGTTCATCTCCGAATTGTATGGAGTCGGCATCGAGAAGAATCTCTTTAAGTGCAGTTTTAACTTCTTCAACAGGAATCTGGGGGCTAATTGATGGAAGATTTGGTTGTTTGCTTACGGAGATAGGGGCGACGCCTATTTCTTCTTCTTGGGATATACCTGGAGAGGCGGCTGATACAGTGGCCGAGGAAGAAGCAGCGGATACACGAGGTGAATCACTGGGAGGGCTGCGAATACGTATTTGAACGATGGGTATATTTTCGGGGATACCTTTGTAGCCGAAGTCGATATAAAAGATTTGTTCACCGGGGTATGTTTTTACTTCAATCATATCTTCTTCTAAATCGGTTATATGGCCAGTAATAATGGTGGGCAGTTCTCCACCAAAAATAATATCAACCCATGTACCAGGAATAAGATTATTTTGGCGAGCATAACCGGGGAATTCGGGTGAATTCAAAATAATAATAGATGTAATAGATTCATCGCTAAATCCACCCTTTGAACTCATAGTAAGTATTAGTCGCGTGGCTGTTGCTGCATTAATTAACTTAATTTTTGTTTCATCTATGTATTCAATAAGGTATATTTGGTCGTTGATGGTGGAGTTTGTAGGGGCAATAAGTTGTATAATATCTCCTAGAGCGACTTCAATCGATGAAGGAGATGAAGGATTTGGTAATTTTGGGGAATTTTCTGACATTTTATTTATAATTATAGTTATACTTATACCTTATATTTATAACAGAAATTTTTATTAATGATTAAATGTGAATAATATTTAATATTTAATATTTTATATTGTAGAATTAATATTATCGAATTAATATTTTATCTATCTTTCATTAATAATTTATCTATCTTTCATTAATAATTTATACATCTAAACATAAATTAATAATAAAAGATATATAAAGAGATTGTTATAAAGTATAATATCATACACCCATATACATTTTTCACCAGCTAGAATCCAATGTTTTCACTAAAAAAGAACGAGGGTTTTGTCGATATCTTGCGAATGATTGGCGAGCAAAATATACAAAAAGTGAATCATTCTGATGAGATTGAAAAAACCCTTAATAGTCTTAAATTAACAATGAAAAACTGGAAGACAGATACTGGTATGTATTCAATTATAAAATATGATAAGCAAGCATTTGGGCTTGTACAGGAAGATTATGAGACGATTGGATTATTGCGTTCTGTGGTAGTAGATGATACTGGGCGCATTGTTGCATATTCGCCACCGAAGTGTTTGTCTATTACAGAGCAGCGAGAGAAGTCATTTAATGATAATAATATAATGACGGCACCGAGTGACTCAACAACGAACGAGTGGTGTGCGGAGGAATTCGTAGAGGGTACAATGATTAATATGTTTTATTCAAAAACGGAGGCAGGTGGTGTATGGGAGATTGCGACAAAGAGCACAGTAGGTGGTAATGTTGTTTTTTACGCACCGAAAAATCCGAAAGATACGGTTGAGATACGCGATAAGGACACATTTAGGAATATGTTTTTCGAAACATGTGCGAAGCTAGGGTTTAAATATGAGGAGCTTCCGAAAGAGTTCATGTATTCTTTTGTGTTGCAGCATCCTAAAAACCGTATTGTGTTGCCTATAAATGATGCGGCTATATATATTATTGGTGTATATAGTATCAATAACGACACACTCGATATTACGCAACTTAGTACGGCTGGATTTGTAGATAAATATGGTTGTGGTGTTATTTTGAAACCGAAACAGTTGTTTGCGGATAATTATAGTGTAGAGGGGTTTAAGAGTGAGTATGCGTCAATGAATTCGTCGTATAATACTATGGGTGTTGTTTTTTGTAATATGGTTACGGGTGATAGGATGAAGATTCGTAATCCTACTTATGAGATGGTGAAGAATTTGAAAGGAGGGCAGCAAAAGTTGCAGTTGCAGTATTTGACACTGCGACATGGTGGGAGAGTGGCGGAGTATTTGAAAACATATCCGGAGTATAAGGCGGATTTTGCGGTATTTAGAAATCAATTGCATGGTTTTACGAGGAGTTTGCATCAAAATTATTTGGATTGTTTTGTATTTAAGAAGGGAGCATTTAGCGAGTTTCCGCAACAGTATAAAAAGTTTATGAGCGGGTTGCATAAGAAGTACTTGGAAGAGTTGCGTGAGATTAAGGGGTCAGTAACGTTTAGCTATGTTGTTGAGTTTGTGAATACACAGAATCCGATGTTTTTGATGTATTCGTTGAATTATGTAGTGAGAGAACATAAAAAGACGATTGAGAGGATGGATGAGGCGCCGATTACACCGGTTACTTCTGTTGAATGTTGAGGTGTAAATTGTGGGAGGGCTGGAGACATAAACACATGATGAATTTTATTTATTTTATATTTTTGATTTTAACATTATAATGTGTGGACATGACATTTATAATGTTAAAAAATTGATTTGGTAAATGGTGTATAATATAAATGCAGAATTCCAAAGCAAACAGTCGCACGAACAACCAACAACCAAAAACCAAACAAAATGGTCAAGACAAGAAATCAGAATCAGAAAGCCCAGCAATCTCAACAAATGAAGAGCGAAGGAATGATAACAAGGTCGGGATTGAAGTTGGAGAGAGTGGAACTTCCAGCAATTAAGCTTTCGAAGGAGATGAAACGCCGCGCAAATGTTAAGAAGGAGATTGCGAAGAAGTCGTGGAAAAAACAGATGGATAAGACAGATAAGACAGATAAGACAGACGCGAAGTGCAATAGATTTGAAAGACTAGAGAGAATAGAGCGGGATTTTTTGAAACATGTGTATCATAATGGAGGGGAAATGACAGCGATATGGAAGAATTTTGAGATGGTGTTTCGCGATATTGACAAACTGCACTTGTTTCAACAACGTTTAGAGAGGAAGCAAATAATTTTAATGTAAATTAGGTATAGGTATAGTTATAGTTATAGTTATAGTTGGTAGATTGAATTTTATATTTTTTAATGCGCCGAGTTAAATTCACATGATATATAATCTATATCGCATGTTTTATTACCAGGATTTCTGCTTCGCCTTATCACCGGTTTTTGTAAAATCAGCCATCGTTGAACCAAAATGAGTTGTTTTACCATTATGAATCACCTTGTATTTTTTATCTGCCTTCTCACTTAATTCTAACTTGGCATTATCGCTGCCTTTATACTTAGCAAACTTACTCCTAACTGCTGCTGGATTACTTACTTTATTAATATCTGATACCATATATTATAATAATTTATTTTTTATCTTCCAGTTGTATCGGTTGTTCCACTTCCAACGGGGTATAAATTAGGTTGCTGAAGTTCAACATAATCAACACCCATATATTTTGCGGTCGCGTTATTACTATAAGACGCTATATAAATACCAACCGTGTTAGGGGTGGTTAGGGGGGCAGGAAACCCTGTTCCAGCAGTAATAGTGTATGTTCCTGTTGTTTCACTCGTACCATCTGTAAGATTATACCAAGTCCCAGTAACCGTCGCAGTTGAACCACCACCATAAACTACCGCAATTTCAGCACGACACCATTTAGCAGTCATATCACCAGGGGTTATTGTTAGTGTATATTGAACTACATTATTGATTACAAATTGCCAAGTAGGAATAGTTGCGTTTGATGAGGTCATACGCCATATAACAGTATTACTTGTTTGAGCCGCTGTTAGGTTTGTTGCCGATGTAATGCCTAACGATTGTGTGATATTTCCCGCGGCTACTGTCGCTGTTGAGAGGTTTTGATTTCCGTGAGGAACTATACCGAATGTGACCTTCGATATATTCGCATATGAAAACAGAAGGTCGGTAAGATTTTGCGTGCTAGACGGATTAGCAGTTCCCGAGAACAGTTGAACTAAACCTCTACGGTATAGAGAACCATTAAGAATTGCTGCTTCATATGTTCCATTAAAATAAGTCGTGTTTCCATTACCAGATTCAGCAAAAGATAACACGCTGCCGACAAAACCCGATGTGGTTTCGAACATATCAAAATCTTCCATTATAATATTATTACTTACTGGTGTCGTCCAAGTAGGAGCAAGAGTAGTTCCCGCCGATGTAAGGACTTGACCAGCTGTGCCGTTTGCTAACAACGCAGTAGTGCTTGCCGCCGACTGATATGGTATTTGTCCGCCGGCACCTCCAGCAATATTTGTTGCCGTTGTTGCCGTACCACTAACAGCCCCGCTAAATGTTCCTGCTGTTAAAGTATTTGTTGCATTATTATAACTCATTCCACCTTGACACGTCCATGCGCCGCTGCTATTGATAGTAAGGCGATCGATATTACCTGTTCTAATTATTGCATTACCAGCAGCATCAAGAGTTAATTTTTGATTATAGTTTCCAGATATATCAACAGCTCTTATACTCCATAATGAACCATCGTCGGGTATAAAATTATTTATACTCATTATATAATATTGTTAAATATTATTAAATATTATTAAATATATTGAGTATTATTTAATATATTGAATATTATTATCTATATTCAATTACATATTCGATATATAGAAGCAGTCGTTCTTCACCAAGTAATTATAGTAAATTAAAAAATTAATAAAGACGTGTAAAAGTAAATCGAACATTATCAAAATTATCGAAATCGCCACATGTAAAGTAAAGAAGTTGAGAACCAACAATCCCATAAAACTGGGTTGGTGTGCTGAAATCACCCGCTCCATTCCACCCCACCCAGTTCCATCTGTTTAATCCCCCGACAAATGTAGCAATACCCGTTGAAACAAAAGGATTTGTCCCACCTCCTCTCTCTCCAACAAAAGTCGCCTGCCACACTGTGGCTGTTATACCCGTCCCGACGGGAGTAAGAGCAAACGACTTGTCAAAATTCTTAACAATCTGGGTGTAGCAAACTGAATAGGTATTGAATGCCCCAGCAGTGAGTTCATTTGAGGTTGTATTATAAACTACACCTTGACGTTCTTGGACGACAGTTACGGCTGGTTGTTGAGTTATAGCTATTGGACTTACATAAAAACTGGCTGTTGATGGATTAAGAGCAATACCGGTCGCATTTAAACAAATTGAATTAGCTGTTTGGGAAGCAACACCCGCATTTAATCCAATTGCAATAGAGTTCGCTCCTTGTCCTGACGTAGTTCCTTGTCCAGCGTTTGTTCCAATCGCTACCGCTCCACTGTTTTGACCACTTAGACCAGCTTGTATCCCCAGTCCAACGCGGTTAAGAGCTCCTCCTGCGCCATCAATATTTATTGTTTTGGCAAAATTAAAGGCACCACTATTAGGGTTAATAGACCACGCGGTCGTTGTCGAATCGATTAAAACATTTTGTGTTCCAGTTCCTCCGACAAACGTTGGGTAATATGTTGTGTTAGTATTATAATCTGTAATATTTACACTTGTGGCGTTTGGGTTTGATGGTCCCGTCGCACCAGTTGGTCCTGTAACACCTGTATATCCGGTATAACCTGTGTATCCCGTATATCCCGTATATCCCGTATATCCGGTTGCTCCGGTAACACCCGTTGCACCTGTAGAACCCTGATTTGCTGTTCCTGATCCCAATAATTCTTGTAATACAATATTATTACCTAGACTTCGAATTATTCCAATTGTATTTGCCGGCACACCAGTAACGGTTTCTACTTGGTATGTAAGATAGTATTTAACAGAACTAGTCGTTGCCGGACTGTCTATAAAGTTAAGTGTATATAAATCATTATTTGATACAGTAGCTGTTTGAGGACCAAGAAATGTATCACTTGCAATTGTAGTAGGTGCTCCTGATGCTATACTTCTTTTAACACTAATTGTTATTCTATCATTTGCATTATAACTACTCGCATACTTTATTCGAAATTGTGTTAATATATTACTTGCTGCAGACTGTGGTGTAATATCACAGAAATAGGTACTACTTAAATCAACCTCGGTCGTAGTTGTTGCATACGAACTTGCTGTAGATGATAAATCTGTTGTTTTATATTGAATAATTACACCATTACCCGTAGGTCCCACTGCCCCTGTTGCTCCTGTAGCACCAGTTGCTCCCGTTGCTCCAGTAACACCAGTATAACCCGTATAACCTGTATATCCTGTGTACCCTGTATAACCGGTATAACCTGTGTAACCAGTATAACCGGTTGGCCCAGTCGAACCCACGATACCAAAAGTCGTATGTAAATGAGAATAAGTATTGGACGACTGATAGTAAACTTCTGCTTTATGATTTGAAGTGTTAATATTATTTGATAGTATTATAATCGATAAATCTGTATATGAAGAAATATCTATTGGATTTTCTATATATAAGTCAATATCATATTTTTGATAAATTACATGATCAAATAAATAAATTGAATCTGAACCATTTGCTACTAAATTTGTATATGAAGATGTTCCAGAATTATAACCGATTAAATAAAATTTCAACCCTATTTTATTTATATCGGAATTCGCATCAGCTTTTGCGTAGATGCTTAAAGTCCATATACCCGGAGGTATAATATTATTATTATCTATAATAGAAGACTTAGGAATTGTAAATTGACTAACACGATAATCTACAGTACTTGAATTGTTATTTGTAAATGTAACGGTAACTTGTGGATATAATAAATTTGGCGTTAGTGTTAAACTACGCTGGCTTCCCGGAATTGAAGGAGTTATAGATACAGGGTCATTCACGGTTTGAGGGGATAAAATTGTAGTCAAAGATGCAGCAGATATACTTGTGAGTGATGAAGCATCAGTGTATGTCAAATATAATACCTGTCCTCCTGTACTTTGTCCATTTGCACCGGTTGCTCCTGTAACGCCCGTATAACCCGTATAACCAGTGTATCCCGTATATCCCGTGTACCCTGTTGCTCCTGTAACACCAGTATAACCAGTATATCCAGTATATCCAGTATATCCAGTGTAACCGGTATATCCAGTGTAACCCGTATAGCCAGTATAACCAGTATAACCAGTGTAACCAGTGTAACCCGTATAACCAGTGTATCCCGTATATCCCGTGTACCCTGTTGCTCCTGTAACACCAGTATAACCAGTATATCCAGTGTAACCAGTATATCCTGTATAACCCGTATAGCCAGTATATCCTGTGTATCCTGTATAACCTGTAGGACCAGTAGGACCCTGTGGTCCCACAGCATAAATAATTAAAATAAGTTCTTGTTCTGATACAAAAGTATATGTATTTGTTCCTGTTACACCCCATGATACATATCCGCTAGTCCCTGTTGCTCCTGTTATATACCAGGACTGATAATTTAATGAATTATATTTGTCTTGTAAAATAATATCATCGCCAGCGTTTACTAATCCAAGTAATACGCCTACATCTACACCATCTCCATCGGTTTTTGATACATATATTTCTGAAGCATCAATTTGTCCAGATGTATTCCACTGAACATGCATTGTAGTTGGAGGAGGAGATGTATCTCCTGGTTGTCCTGTTTGAGCTTTATAATTATAGTATGTACTAGACTGTCCTGGAGCTCCTGTAGCTCCTGTAACACCTGTATATCCCGTGTAACCCGTATATCCTGTATAACCCGTGTAACCTGTGTAACCTGTGTAACCCGTATATCCTGTATAACCCGTATAACCTGTATATCCCGTGTAACCTGTATAACCTGTGTAACCCGTGTAACCTGTGTACCCCGTATAACCAGTGGGACCAGTGTCACCAGTTGCTCCTGTAACACCTGTATATCCCGTATATCCTGTATATCCCGTGTAACCCGTGTAACCTGTATAACCTGTGTAACCCGTGTAACCTGTATACCCCGTATAACCCGTGGGACCTGTATCACCAGTTGCTCCTGTATAACCTGTATACCCTGTACTTCCATAACCTCCAATCGCAAAGTTACCATCGGAACGATGTGTTCTAAGGTATCCCAACATGGTTATGTTTGCATTTGATACTTGGCCCGATGTCGACATGGGATTATATAGTTATATAATACAAAAATATAATTATATATTAAAAAAAACAAATAATTTATACTATTAAACTGATAAATACAGTTATATTACCTTAAATAGGGAAAGGTCTCTGATTTTTTTCTATTACAAGTGGTGTAGGCATAATAAGCGGCATTCTGTCAAAGAATGAACAATAAGGAACTTCCTTCAACTGTGGAACAACTGGTGCCTGAGGGTCTACAAGATTCGTTGAGTTAATTCCAAAAAGAGCCGACTCAATATCTACAGAATTTTTTGAAAACGACTCTCGAGACATATGAGAAGGCATATATCCTACATCTGGAATTGCATCCGTATATGCACGACCATTCTGAGAATTTACATATGTTACATGAGTAAATATGCCCCTAAAATCACGTTGCTGATAACAATAATCGCTTTTTGTATTTTTATTTTGAGTAGAAGCCATTGTCTATACTATACTATATTATATAACATATATTTTATTTCGATAAATTTAATTCGATAAATTTAATTCGATAAATTTAATTCGACTTATATTTTAATTTATATAAAACTAAATAATAAATTAATTTCTATTTACTTTTTATTTCCTGTATCAATAATTTTTTATTTTTAATAAATTCATCATATAATGTCGTGTCAGAATTGTTATCACGTAACAAATAAGTTAAACAAGCGTGAAATAAATCGAATGTATGAAATGAAAAAAGAAATTGTAAAATGACTTCATGATTTTTATTTTCGCCGTTAAAATGGTAATGCGATTCGACAATTTCAATAAAATCGTTATTATCCCTTAATTTTTGATATATGTTATCAAGAGTTGCAACAATTATGTCAGAGTCATATTCTTTTAAACCGAAAGCATATAAGTAATCGTGTCGATATAATGTATCTTGGTCATCTTCGTCATCATGTAATTTATATGTGCATAAAAATGTAGTGTTATACATACAGATACACATATAAATTTAAAGTAATATTATTTTTAATATGTTTTAACTTGATTTACTTTTATGTGGTTTAGGTGATTTAGGTGACGTGGGTGATTTGTGTGGTGCAGGTGACTCGTGTATTGTGGGTAACTTGGGTGATTCGGGGGGCGTGGGTAATTTGGGTGGTACTTCTGAATGAGTCGAAGTTCTGTAATAATATTCAAGAATATCTCTGAGTTTCTGGGAGCCTGGAGTGTAGACACTACTGCAACCAGGAGTGAGAATGAATGGTTTATTGTCTTCTTCTCTGTAAATGATTTTCCAACCTCGAGGTAGAAAACCTGCGGGCACATCAACTTTGTTTGGAATAGGTCTAGGATTATAGACTGGAATGGGCATATGGGGTGGTTTGGACTTACCAGAAGTGGATTTTACATAGGGTTCACCGAGATTATCATAGTTCGGTACTCCCCCTCCTCGCTGTGTTTTCTTATGTTTTTTCCTATACATATTTCGTCTTATATGCGTCTTTGAATGTTTACTATAACGCTTACTGCGTCGTTTTCTCGACATATGTGTAACCATTTATATTTATATATTATATAAATAATATATTATATAAATAATACAATATAATATACAAAATAATATAATATACAATATAAATACCTCGTTATACCTAAATAAATATATTTAAATTTTAGTAAAAGGAACGGCATCTATTACATCTATACCGGGTTTTTCATTACTAATGCAACCATTTATTACTTTTTGAAAATCGTAACCATGAATTACTAAAAAGGTTCCTTTGTTAATCCATGGACAATCTTTTTTGCAAAATTCGTTACTAACAACGTAGTCCATAGAATTATTCATTACATTTTTAATAGATGGAGTATTATTGGGTGCAGCCAAAGAACAGAATTTATTTTTCTTAGAACAACAAGGGGCATTTTTTCCAGGAGTATTTTGTATTACACCAGACTGCCATTCATCCGTTGTAGCCAACCATGCTATTATTGCTCCTGGTTTTCCATTATCATTGTTATGTATATGAACCGCGCTCACTTTTTCTAGATTACCAAATGAAGCATTTATAGTTATTGCATCATTATTTACACTATATGTTGCTTTTACATATTTCGATTTTGCACCATACGTTGGTTCAGAATTTCTAAACATTTCTATTTTTTTATTATTAGACATAGTTTTAAATAGAATAAATAAAACAAAAACAGTAATAATTATGAAAAACAATGATAAGTATATATTATTTCCCTTTTTTTTCATTTATATAAATATTATATATAATAATTTTACTATATATAATAATACGTACTAGATATTATACGCACTAGATATTATACGCACTAGATATTATACGCAATAAATAATATTTTTAAGAACTACAAGAGGTATACTTTGTTTCACGCTCGATTTCACGAGAAGGAACACCTCCGCGTATCCACCCATTTACCGCGACACCTTCAACCAAGTTTGCAGGATTTGTAATCGTAGCAGCAATAGATGGAATAAGAGGATACATTTCGTGATTTACGAAACATACTTCTGAAGTAGGGTTAACGCTCTTCTTGTTGATATTATAGTCGCCCTGCCACAAACGCGACTCAACAAGGGGGTTCGACTCACCTCTTCCAAGAAAGGGAACAGTCTTGAAAGGTCGCTCAAACAAACTAATGCGGCAACGCGGATGAGTCATGATACTGCCGTTAAACAGCTCACTATTCGTGTCAACATTGCATCCACCGACACCAACCTGATGACTACCAGTGTAGTTTATACCGGGTTGAGCAGTAGCAAAATCGATAGGGCGCTTCATGTTACACTCAGCGGAAAAGAAATTATTCAACATATAGTTGCTTGAGTTAAGGTTTTGTATATTTCTCTGATCCATTCCACAGTTATCATTGCCTATTCTGCATAAGTTGTCGAAAACATAATCTTTTACGATAGCCATACTTGTGTATTTATATGTATATATATATATATTTTTGAAAATATAATTTACTAAATATTATAATATAACACAAATTAATTTAAATTAAATATTTTACTCTTACTATTTAATTTAAAGTGAGATGGAGGGAAGAAACCGAAGTTTCATTTAATTATATACTCCTCCTACCCTTGGCTGCCATCTTCCGAGAGCAAATTCGTTACCTTCTTTCGCTGATATCATATCTCCAAAACAAAAGTTAGCAAACCCTCCCTGGTCATTGGGAATGGTTGTGTTTGGGTTTGTGTAGAAATTTCTCATACTATCGTCAAAAGTATAACTATCGCCTAAATCACTAAATAATTTACGCTTAATATACTCTTTTTGTTTTGTCGGTTCATCGGAAAATGTAGTATCGACGACGTAGTCTTTTGTACTATTGTTTATGTTCTTTTCTACTTCAGCATTGAAGGCGGGTGCCGCCTCGTTTCTGGTAGGATTATAACTTATTTCTGGTAAAAGAACATTCATCATGGGATTATTTTCTTTTGGACTAGTGTAGTCATCTTTTACTTCATTATATAATATGGCGTTAGTGAAACTTTCTTTTATTTTGGGCGGTAATTCTTTTGCCTTTTCATCTGCTATGATTTTATTAGATTGTACGTGATATAAAATAGCAATTACAGCTAAAGTTATTATACCTACAAATATAATTCCCATATTCAATGTAATCAAATATCCTAAAAGTGAAGCTATAATAACAAAACGACTAATAGCATTTAATTTTTCCATGTTGCTCATATTTGGATTTGGCCATATTTCCGTTATATGTTTTTTATCAAATAGAATAGTAGGTTCATTTAACCAAAATGGTGTTGCTGGTATTTTGTCCATTATATATATATTCTTAATTATTTTTTCTTATTTTTTATTCTTTAATCATTATTAGTAATATTAATAATAATTACACTATTTTTACACTATTTTTACTTTATACTTATAATACATTTATTTTGTGTTTATTTTTTGGTTATTTTTTGGTTATTTTTTATTTTTATTCTTCTTCTTCTTTTGTGTTTCAACTACCGGTTCATAACCTGTTTCTGTAGACTCACTTGCAGTCGTGTTTGTAGTCGTGTTTGTAGTCGCATTTGTACCTACAACAATATTCGCACCAGGTTTAGCGGTTCTAGGGGTTTGCTGAATTTGTTCACCCGACGATGCAGTATATACAGCAGTAGTAGGACGAACAATATTATTTGCAGGAGTTGGAGTTGGAGTTGGAGTTGCTACTTTTTGTTGTGGTTGCGGTGGAGGTTGCTGTTGCTTCTGTTGAAGCTTCGACTGCATACGCTCCTTCATTTTTGCATTTTTCATATTTTGTTGTAGGTGACTCTGTAAAGCACCCATATTTACCTTTCCACCTTTTCCTCCTAAACCAGCCAATCCCCCTAAACCAGACATTCCCATTTTGCTTAACATACTTGACAAGTCTCCCATACCGGGCATATTTTTCATATTGCTAAGAAGGTCGCTTGCTTCCTTCATAAGCTCACTCTCTTTTATATCACCCTTTTTAAACTTATCATCTAGTTTTGCACCGACGCTTTTTACCATATTCATTAGTTTTCCAGGATTTTTAAATAGCTTTTGAAATACATTGCTCATATTTACGTTTTCAGCATTTTCCATATCAATACCCAAGTCAAAGTCCTTGGCTGTTTCTTCTGCTATTTCTTTTGCTAGCGCTCCTATTTTACCATTAAGAAGTTTTGAAATATGTTCATGAATTGTTTCAGGGTTAGGCATTTCAGATTGTTTTTTATTATCCGACGATGATGATGACGATGATTCGCCACCACCTTCTTCTTTAGTACTGGAGTTAAATCCCGGAAACCCCGGAAACCCTGGAAACTTTGACATATCGATTCCACCCATACCATCCGGTGAAAAGCTTTTAAGCTGCTCAGCAAATTTCTCAAATTCTTTCATATCAATTCCATCCCCGAATTTCGCATTTTCTCCCGAAGCTCCTGCTTCTCCTGTCTTATCGCCTGTACTGTCTCCGCCACCACCACCACCACCACCACCACCGCTATCTCCTCCCATAAAAAGATCCTGCATATTTTTGATTGTCTCATCCAACTTGTTCTTTAACTCATCCTCGTTGATAGCTTCAAACAGTTTCGCA